CCGGCCCCTTGGGCTCCAAGTAAAACGGCACATGGGGAGCAAGCTCATTTTGTGCCGTGCCCGCGCATTAAGCAGCGAGAATCGAACTCTCGACCTCCGGGGTCACAGCCACCACGTGGCTCGCAAAGAAAGTCTCCCACCCGACTTGTTCTGTTGGATTCACACCAAAGGCTACAGAAAAGTCGAGGCGCGCTTCAAGCGTAATAGGGATTGGTTGCAGGTTCAGCCGGACACCGCGCACACGTAGCCAGAAGTCCCTTTCAGCTGCAATAGCTGTGGAACCCTCTGAGCTGCGGAGCAGCAGGTCAGCGAACGATTGCAATACAGGCACTCCTCTATTAGAAGAAAACTCACACTCACCTATCGCCCTCAATAGCCTGACATAAGTGCTACGATTGGGATATGTCTTGTCAGTATATGAGGACCGCGATATGACACGGGCGGGATCACGGACCATCACAGGCCCAGCCCCCGTTCTGACATACTTACACTGGCAGAAGGATACCTCAGAAATATCATATAGGTATTCGATCTTAGTAGTCAGCCCCATGTCAACGAATGCAGTGGGGTCAAGTAGATCCAACTCACTGGCATCAACGACTAGTATGGAATCGTCACCGTCTACCATCATGTGGTGTCGGGTGCGACGTGCATACATAGACAGAGCCGCGAGATTGATCAGATTATCGCCAAGACTAGTGTTATAATCTCCTGAACACATAGTCCCGCTCATCTTATACCTTATCCCTCTGCTTGAGGTAAAAACGTTGTCTTCCTGTAGTCTCAGCAAATTTGATAAAAAGGCATTGTTGGGGTAAAAGCTGCGATAGAAATCCCATTCATACTGCCTTATTCCTTTAACTAAGTGAGCGTCGTACCGGGAATGGTCCAACCCCACGAAGACTGGGTGCTGGAAGGAGGCTGCAATGCTTGCTAGGAGGTCAGCCCTCTTATGTGGCGACATCCCCTTAACAAACCAGCGCCTGCCCTCTGATCTAGCGTACAGTGTACACATCTCAACTGGTTTCAAATACCGAGCGAGTGTGTAACAGTACGCGTCCCCTCGATGCTGTATGGCCCTCATACTTTTCAGTTCCAGAGCCAAATCTGCATCATCATGCTTTTCCCACTTCCCAAACATCTTGCCTCTCGCAAAGATGTCATCCCATCCCCACTTGGCAACAAAATCCATTGCGTTACGCGCCCGCACCCTCCTGTGGGGTGAAGTCTGCGCAACGCATTGGTCTGGCGTCATGTGCTGGATGTGATGGGGGGGAAAAAGCTCAGCAACCCTGGCGAACCCCGAGACCCACAAGCTATGTCCCCTCTGAGTTATTTCTGGGACAGCTTGTATATGCCGCTCTTTCAGGGAAATCACTTGGTTAATCATACAATCGTGAAATCCTGAACAACGGTAGCAGCCTGGGAAGTTCGCTAAAGGAATCAACTGCCGCATTATGCGTTTGTGCTCGCACCCCTCCGCTGGAATAAATGTAATTCGCGCATGGGAACCAATTTGTTTAGTTGCCTCCCTGTTGCAGCAAACCACCCGCGGGGGTGCGAGTTCAAACTGCTATAATTTTGCGGGCATTACAAGCTCAGCGCGGGCAACCCTTCTAAGGGTCGCCCACTGCTCGTAGCCTGCCCTAGTCCACAACCGCTCCCACCAATTGGCGGGGGGGACAATGTTACCGGTCATCAGCGCATTCATCATAGCTATCCCTGCCTTGCCCTGCCGCCTGAGTAGCCGCTCAAAACTTTGGTCAGTATGGCCACCCTCTAAGGCGTGTATTGCAGAAGCAAAGCGGATATGCCACTCATGTTCTGTCGCATCTTTTGCATGAGTACGCCTGAAACCGTCCGCTTTCCGTTTCGCATACTGGAGCAGCTCGACGGTGCGTGGTAGGCCTGTTAGTTCCGTCCTGAGGAACCAGATCAGAGGGTCACTACCTTTGGCAGCATCCTCCCGAGCATCAGAATCACGGCGCATAAGTAGCACCGGATTTTCAGGATCGGGGTCGCGCCTTGGTAGCGGCCCAAATAGGCCCGCTATCAACCGTCTCTTAACTGCCCCACTTGGGTAGTTTATGAGTGGATTAAAAACTGATGCGGGGGAGCTCCCAAAAATACCCAATAGGTGTAGGCAATAACCTAACCTATGAGTGGTATAATGGTTGCTTCCACCCCTCATCACTTGGCTCGCAATCGCCGCGACTGGGTCTACCTCCCGTCGAGCGGCGCGCGCTAGAGCTGGAACAGCTTCCATCCTCCCAATGTATGCAGCTCGCTCAACCGTATACGCCGTTTGCGATGAACTGGTTGATGAGGGCACAGAGGGGAGTTCTACCAATCGTGCTCCGATCCCCAATCGTCTGGTGTCCACTCCTCGAAATCGTCCGAGGGGGTCACTACTTGGGGTTGGCGCCTCACGCGGTTGGGGCAGCCGCAACGATTGAGATGGAAGGGTCTGCATGTTGTAGACCTGGTTGACATCGTCAGTAGGGATATCGCATCGCCTGGTCGGATCACTTTGGACCACATCTCCGATCCGATTGAAGCCAGAGTAGCCGCTGCTGTCAGGACTGGTTGGTTGTCGTACCACTCTAATCTGGGCTGCGGCACTGGCAATCGGCGCCATTGGTGTTGGTTCGGGAGTAGCCACTTGCAGCTGCATACATGGAGCGCTCGTGTTAGGCCTGCCCCTGATTCCGAATTTGGCCGGTACCAGGTCGTGACAGCGAGAGCAGCGCAATAACCCCGGTCCAGCGCATGTAGCGAAAGCGGACAGGCAACATGGCATGCGGATGTCGTCGTCACCCTGGCGGAGCCCTCGGCCGCAACAACAATCATCTTCAGGTTGCGAACCTCGAAAGTGGGGCGACGCAACACAGCGAAAATAGATAGCTGTGAGACACCGAATGCAGGTACAACCTGAGCCAGCACGACAAGAACAGGGTGCTGTATGTGGACATTGGTGTACTGCAGAGATTTCAACACCACGTTCATTGTGGAAATGTCGATAGACGGTCCCTTGACGTATATCAGCTGCATCGGGAGTACTGGACTCAGACGCGCTTTGGGCAGTGGTACCGGACACACAAGCTGATGTGCCGGCTGCCCTGCCCGAAAATCCCGCTCTGGATCTTGCCTAGAGTCCGATCTTGCGTTCTTATGTTTACGACCTGCTCGTTTCCCACGACGGCGTGGGGCAGTACCCGCAGGTGAAGAAGTACTAGAGAAAGTCCGCGCTGAATAAGCTGCAGACGATGAAGAACTTATAGAGGACATGGTCAAAATAGCGTTTAAAAGAAAGCTTACCGTCTCTTCCGGTATGTCAACAACAGATTCT